ACTAGCATCTACGGAGCTTCTATTTATTTGTAACCAACTTGTACCTGTATTACTAAAATAAATATTTGTACCTGCTGCTACAATAACTCCATCAGCATATGGGAATACACCAAGGATAGTTGCTGTGCCTCCTGTTGGCTGTACTGCACTACTTCCACCAAACTTAGCATAACCATTTATGCGTCTATACCCACCTTCTGTAGATACTTCAAAGTTTCTAAGCTCTCTAGCTACACCGGGAGTTCTTAATAAGTCTATTGAGTTAGCAGACTTAACTAAACCACCATCACATGCAACTGTATAAGGTTGCGACTGTGCCACTAGAAATATCTCCTATCGTCTGTAATATAAGTGGGCGAAGGATTAATTAAATTTGATTTCATATGCTTTAATCCTTTTTTATAATCTTCTAAAGCAAATGCAGCTTGTTGTGGGCTTTCTTTAAATTGCCATACATAATATCTACTTCTAGCAGTAATTACATTTGAATATTGGTCTGGAAAAACTATCTCGTCACTAAAAGCAGATAATGCTGTAGGAGCATTGTATGCATAAAAATGAACATTATAAACTTTATCAGGTATGGGACTTAATCCAAATTTCCTGTGGTCCGGGCTACGAATAACATATTGAGGCTCTCCATAGCTTTGTGAATCTGAATCATCTGCGTTTTCAGAATCTCTTAAACGACTGGTCCAATCTGATAAAGTTAAATAGTCTAAACCTTTAGATACAAAAGGAGCTGTTTCTCCACTTACATTTATAGTTGTAATATAAAAGTCATCCCAATCTATTGAGGCATAGTCTGTTGTAATACTGCTACTTCCATCTTTTAATAAATACCATCTAATCCCTGCTGTAGTTGCTACAGTTACGTTACCATAAAAAGGGTCTGTTCCTCCGCTTGCTGCAACTGCAAAGAACGGAAGTTGTGGTTCTTCGTTAGCAATATCATTAATAGATTTATTTATAGAATTTTTAACAAAGTTTTGTATTCCTGTTGCACTAGCAAACGTAGACGAAGTTAATTCAATTTCATTCAGTTCTCTAAGAACATCATTTGTTAGTGTTAGGAATGTTGTTGCCATTATTTTTTACCTTTAGCTTTTTTCTTTGCGGTTTTACTTAACTCATTAAAATGAAAAAGTCTTACACTTGTTTTAGTATGAGATTTGTTTGTGTGTAGCTGACCATTAGGCATTTTATGCATAGTGCCTTTGTGCTCAGTACCATCTCTTTTATAATGTTTTACACCTTTAGCCATGCTTAATTAGGTTTTAGTTTAGGCATGCCGCCATCTTTATACATCATACGACCACCAGTTCCTTTTTTCTTACGAGGCTTGCTCCCATACATCATCCCGCCGCCCATCATGTCTTCTCTTTTTTTCTTAGGTCTTCCAACTTTTGACCCGTATGTTCCTTTTCCCATTGGCATAATATATCTCCTTAAAGGGTGGAGAGGTCCGAAGACCCCTCCGGGTTTTATTAGTCTACTACGTAAAAAGCAGATACTAAAGCTTCGCTTCTAAGTACGTTAGCTCCGTATACATGCAATCCACGAACTATGTCACCAAACGAAGTTGGGTCTCTCAACACTTCAGTTGAAAGAATAGTTTGTGCAGTAGCTGTAGAACTCATGTGTCCTGCAAGTACTTTACCAGTAGCATTACTTGTAGCAGCAATGTTATTGGACTTGTACATGTCGAATCCACGTAGTTTTCCAGTTGATACTAAACCATTTCTGATTGAGCCTTGACCTGCGTTAAAGTCAACAGATAGAAGTTTAGAACCAGACTGTGACAACTCTTCGTAGAACGAAGGAGGTGCAACAAACCATCTACCTTCTTCAGGTATGTTTTGGTCGTCTAGTAATCTAGCCATTCTAGCCATTAGGTCTAAAGCGTCTACACCAGTTCCATCAGAACCAAGTAGGTCAACAGAGTTAGTTGCGTGAGCCATAGTAGCATCAGCAGTAGCACTGTCAGAACCTATTACGTGGTCTGGAGATGATGAAGAAACTCCTGAGAACATCTCAGCTATTACAGCAGCATCATACGCATCTTTCAATGAGTAAGCAGCTGATGAAGTAGCGACCTCTTTAAAGTTGACGTGAGACATGTTAGTTTCAATATCATCTACGATGAATTTGAAAGCATTTGCTTGGTCAACTACCAAGTTAAGTTCTTGGTCAGTCAGTCTAGTTTCAGTTGTGTCAGTATTTCTTGTATACGCTGATACAGAAATTACTGGCTCTTTAATAATCTTTACTGAGTCTCCGAAAGCAGAAATCTCACCGGCATAGTCGGTGTTCGTAATAGCTTCAACTACCGAGGCTTTTCTAAAAAAGTTTAAAACCTTTTTAGAGTAAACCGAAGGTAAAAAGAAACTATTAGTCTGTCCACTTACGGAGTTAGCAAAGTTTGCGTTGGTATCCGTTGAAGGTTCAAAAAATTGAGCCATGATACATTCTCCTTTAAGTTATAGTTTATTTTACGATTCTACCCTCTTGCATAGCTAAACTGATTTCTTGTTCGTATCTATCAAATTCATCCATGCTGAGTGCAGCAATCTCCTTTTCTGACCAAATCTTTTCCTGTTTAGGCTCTACACTTGTTGTTTTAGTAGAAACCATATCAGCAGCCGATTGAGTCGTTGGTTTAGAAGATGACTCTCTTACTTGAGAAACATCCAATCCTAAATCTCTTTTAAATAAATCAAGGGCCCTAGAAGCTAGGTCTGCATCATCGCTATTACTGTATACCCAATCTTGGATAGACTGTGGTTGCTGTGTTGCCCACCCATGAAACTCATCACTGTTTCTGATATCTTCAAAATCAGGATGCTTTTCAACTAACCTTTTTTCTGCATCTTGACGTATTAAATCTTGCTCTCTTTCTTGGAGTTTACTAAGGCGTTCTTCTAGAACTTTTGCTTTAGATTCGCTTTGTAAGTGAGCAACAGTTTCTACGACTTCATACACATCAGGATATTCTTTTTTAAATTGTTCTAACTCGTCTTCAGTTTTAGGAGCTCTGTATTCAGTTCTATTTTTAGTAGCTTCTTCCAGTAACTCTTGTTCTCGACTTTTGAACTCATTAAGTTTACTATCATAATGTTTCTTTAAATCATCATAGCGTTTTTTGTAGTCAGGCTTCTTATAAGGTTTATCTTCTGAAACCGCTTCTACTTCTTCTACTTCCTCTACTTCAGATTTCTCTGGAGTTTCAGCGTAAAATAAACTTTCTGATGAAACAAAAGGTTTATCGTCTCCTTTGTGCCAAGCTTTGTTTTTATTATAAGGATTAGCTTGAACTTCTTCCTCTTGTACGACTTGTTCAGTCATTTTCTTTTCTCCTACTCAGGGCTTCGTTTAACAAGGTAGCTGCGTGTGCACTTGCAGGGCTTGTCTTGTAAAGGTAGCCTTTCGGTTATTATTGTGATAAAGTGCCTATGCCTAGGGTAGCTTTATCGGTTGTTAGCTCCTTACGTATGGCCTAGTAGAAAGCATAGATTTTTTAAGTTCATCATCAACTAGTTCTGATTGCTCCTGCATTCCTGCAGCAGCTCCAACAGTTTCTTTTTGAACTCTAATATCCTGCTGCACTGGCTGTTTTTCAACAGGCATTGTAACAGTTTCTTCCTCTTCTATTAGCCCACCATCTTGAGCTTGTTGTCTTTCATCTGCTTCACGTTCTGCTTCTCTCATCATTGACATTAAATTGTCAGCTCCAAGTTCTTCAGTTGCTTTAGCAGTAAAGACAAACTCACCATCCGATAACCTTGCCGGTATCGAATCGGACCTACCAGTTCCGGGACCTTCAACGGTTCCAGAACCTGTAAATTCTGTTGCGCTCTCGACTACTTGGTCGAATATTTCACTTAGTCTGTCGTCTTTCTCGAGAGCATCTATTAAATAATTTCTATCTTGATTAGACAATGTTTCTTGTACAACATAGTCTACATAATCTTCTTCCATTTGTTCATCAGGAACCATAGGTTCTTCAACCTCTTCAACTCCCCCAAGCATCATTTCCATTTGATTGTCTACGTCACCGCCTTCTTGGAAAACACCTCTACCTTTGAGTACATCAGCTTGAGTAATTTTACCATCGCCTGTTAAGTCTGTTAATTTTTTCTTAGCCATTTTAATCCTCTATTCTATTCAGGGCTTCCTTGACCTGTTCCTCCAACTGCTCTAGGTGTACCAGAGAACGTAGTTTCCCCTGCAACCGGAACATCTCCTGTTCCGATGTTGCCACCACCAGTGCCTGTTGGTCCAAGTTCTTGAGGTGATTGAGGTGCTCCTTCAGAGCCTCCCATACCTGCGGGTTGTGGACCACCGGGGTTAGCTTCTTCGCCTGTTGTTTGGTTAGCATTTTGCATTCCTATTATCTGTGCCATGATAGCTGCTTCTTCTGGGTCATTGAGTATTTCATCAGGGTCTAAATCTAAGCTATAGGCTAGTTCACTTACAAGTTTAGAAATCTTAACGAAAGGAGCAATAGCCGGACTTTGTGCAGTTTGTAAGAACATAGTCAACCTTTGGCTTCGTACTTCTTTTTGCATCAAGCTATTTGTTCCTGTAGCTCTAACTTCTAAATCACCTTTAACATCAAGACCACCTTCAAAGAATTGCATGTTCCATTGGAAGTATGATTCTCCTAAAGGCTTTAATAAAAAATCATCAAGATTCTTTATCACAGTCTTTATGTTTAAACTAGAAGCCCCTAATAACATGGACATACCAGAAGCTGTCCTTGTCATACTTTGTACACCCGTTTGCCCATGAGAGTAACTAGGTATGCCTGTTTGTTCGTCTGCAAGTTGTCTAAACTTGTCAAACATCATCATATTTTCTGGAGCAGTGTTGGGAAACTTCAAGCCATATATTGACTGTCCGGGCATCCCTGCCTGTCTTCTAAAGACTTTTCCCGGATAGACTTCCATTGACTGCCCACCGACTAAAGCTGATTCGTCTACGTCAAAAACAAGAGAACCTGCTAAAGCTAAATTATCAATTGCCATTCTAGCATGACCATTCATAATCTGTTGAGAATCATCCATGTTCTCAGCTACACCAATACCAAAGAAGTTATAAGGGTTTCTTTCGTATGGAAAAGCATTGTACGGTATTCTGTATGGAGTAAATGGATTAATTACTGCTCTTAGTAAATTATCACCACATACCCATGCATTGATTTGTACTTCATCTAAGTCATCAATACTTTCATCTAATTCTATTCCAACTTCTCGAGCATATTCGGCATCCATGATACCCCAATATTCTAAGACTTCAAAGTTAGTTCCATAATCATCTTCTCGAGAATCATCTTTAAGTTGACTTTCAAAATCTTTTTCTACGTAGTTAGCTCCCATTTGAATACAACTACGGATTGCTTCTTCGTCAAAGTAAGGCATATTTCTTAGCTGCCTTAATTGACTTTTGTTCATTTTGTGTCTATGAATTACATATTCACATTCTTCGATATTTGTAGCAGCAGGGTCTGGATAAAAATCCCAACAACTAACAAACTCAATTCGAGGTACTCTAACCTCTAAAGGATTATAAGTTCTTTCACCGCCTTCATCGGACCATTGATGTAACTTTTTATTAAAGTTAAATGGTCCTTTAACTATGCCTGTTCCTAATAAGGCTGCTTCAAGTAAAGCATTTCTTATTTCAGAAGAACCATTTGATTCTTCTATTTGGTCATGTATAAGTTTTTCCATTCGCCTTGCAGCTTTTTCTGCAGGACTTATTTCAGGTATTTCTGGTATCGGACTAAAACCATCAGCTAATATGCTGTCAGCTTTTTGTTCAATACTTTCTAGTTTTGGAAAAGTAGCACCTGCAGGTAATGTACGACCATCTCCTTCATATCCTACATCGAATGGGTCACCTACAACATTACCTAAATTATCCTCGTTTATTTCTAAACTAGGTGTAGGATTTTGTGGGTCGAGATGAGCATTTTCTTTCTCACCCTCGGGTAGTTTTGTTTCTGCTATACCTATAGGAAACTTCCCAGTTCCAAATATAACATCAACTAATTGACCAAAAGCAGCTAGTACTTTTGTTTTAGTTATTTTTACAAAGACTCTAGATTTTTCAGAGTCTCTAAATTTTACTGATTTTTTGTAGAGCCCTCTGTAATTTTCGTAAGCTCTTAACCATCGTCTTTCGTCAGTTTCTCTAGCATCTTCTGCTTTTGCATAACGACTATTAACAATACCAACTAAGTTTAATTTTTGGTCAAACTCTAAATCTAAAGTTTTTCCAGATTCTCCTTCAACATCTACATAGATATTGTCAGAGTTTAAAAATGTATTTTCTTCTGCCATACTTAGTATCCAAAGTCTGAGTCTGCCGGTTTAAAGATTTCTCGTTTAAATCCTCGTAAACGCTCTAATGGATTTTCCATTCGAGGTCGACTCATAATCATATAACGCAATGCATCATATGCGTGGTCTGAAGCATGTGTATCCACATCTTCAGGGTTATTTTTGGACAGAGGAATACTTTGTAATTCTCTTATCAAGTTAGGACATGTATTAAATATCTGTAACTTTGGTCTGCCACTTTCTCTAATTTTTAAATATTCGTGTATTTGTATTTTACCTTGCACTCTGTTTTTATCTGCTCTTCTTAGCTTATGTCCTGCTCTAAGTAACGCTTCACCTACTGTAGGACCAGTTGTGCCTGTATTTGCCCATGCTGCAGTATCTAATACACCATTTACGGAGAAAGGGTCTTCTATCTCCATATCGGTTATTATAGCCCCTAATTCCTCACCTGTCAAGCCTTTTCGATACAATTCACGATAAATAATCAAAGTATTATCATTTAAATCAATAATTCCCCATAAACAACAACTTTCTGAGGCATAACCATAGTCAATTCCTTTAACTCGTTCCCAAGCTATAGGAAGTTCAAATGGAGTAATAACATGTACTGTTGGGTCAAATTCTACAAATGCTGCTCCCTCTGCTACATCCCAATTACCTTCCAAGAGTTGTTTTCGTTGTAGAGGCGGTAAAGATTTTAGCATTTGCTCATAGATACCATCTTTGGCTAAGTATGGATTGTCTACTAGCTTTGCCGGGATAAACTTTCGTGTTAAACCATCAGAACCTAAAAAGCTTTGATTAGATTCATGAGGTTCTATGTAACGCTTTTTAACCCAATGAGAACCAACCCCTCCCGGGTTTGCAGTGCAACGAAGATATGTTTTTATTTCAGGGTCGGTTGTTCTTAAACGAGAGGCTAAATAGTTCCATGAGAACTCTGTAGGTAGGTGTGTAATTTCATCAAAACCAATCCATGAATAGGCTTGTCCTTGATATCTGTATACATCAGCATCTCTTTCTAAAAAACCAAACTCTACTTTCGCACCTGAAGGGAAGTTCCAAAGCTTTTCAACCTCTCTAAACTTAGCACCGGGAAATGCTTGTGGATAGAGCTCTCTGGATTTATCTATCATCTCTCGTAGTTCCGGCATCGACCTTCTAAGTATTAGAGCTCTGTGTGCAGGACGATGTGCATAGCGCAATGGGTCTACTATCATTGCATAACTTTTACCACCACCTGCAGCACCGCCATATAAAACATCTTTTTCATCGGCGGCTAGAAATTCTGTCTGTGGTCCTTCGTTAGGATGAAAAATAACCTTAGAGTCTTTTAACATCTCTTGAACAGAAGGAGCAACCTTTTCAAAATCACTATCTAAAACAACAGTATTCTTTGTAGGCTCTGTTGCTTTTTGAATTATTTCTTTTTCTTCTTTTACTTTCTTTTCTTGGGCTGCTATCTTAGCTTTAACTTTTTTTATTTCTTTTTCTTTCTTTGCTAAAGCTCTCTTACGTTGCGTAGCCACAGTAAAACGACTCCTTGGCTCTGGAGGAGTTACTTTTTTTATAATCTTGGATAGCCCTACGTGACTAATTTTTCTATCTGCTTCTAGCGAGAGTTGCTCTGCTGCTTCACGTAGAGAATATTTTTTTTCTTGAACCAAAGCAATATATTTGAGAAGGAGCTCTTGTTGCTTTGGAATTGGCTTGAGATAGCCTTTGATTTCGGATTGCTCGTAACCAAACGGTATGGTTACACCTTTCTTTTTAATATAGCCTTCTTGGGGCATTACTTACCTTTGTTAAAGATTTTATCCCAATTGCTATCAAATTGTTCTTGAGAAACGGTAGAAGGCCTTAAACGAGAACCTTTACCAACACGACCACGATTCTTTTTGTTCGTCATTAGAACTGGCTTTTCATTACTTCCTAACTGAGCCATAGTCTACCACTTAACTTTATCAGCCCAATATGCTGCTGACATTTTTCCTTTTGCTATGTTCTTTGCGTGACGTGCTTTGAAAGATTTACGCTTTGCTTTCATTCTATCAGACTCACCTGCTTTAGGCTTACCTGCTGTCTTAGCACCTTTCTGTCCAAAACGTATAGTTTTTATTTTATCACCTTCTTTAGCAACAACAATATGAGACTTCTTAGGATGGTTAGGAGTTCTTTTAGGTTTATTGTAACCGGATACTCCTGCTCTTTTTAATCTACTATCTTTCTCTGACATTATCTTTTCTTTCCTTTATGTAGCCCATGCTTTGCATGTTGTTTACCTTTTCTGGTAGCTTCTCTTTTCTTTTTATTAGCTGCTGCTAGTTTCTTTCTACCTGCTGCAGTTGATTTAAGTCTTTTAATCTGAGAAGCCGGTGCATAGACCTCACCTGTCTCTGAAGACTTTTTACCGCTTGGAGTTCTCCACTTTTGCTTTGTCCAACGCTTGAGAGATTTTTGAGACTTTTTAAGTGCCATGACTATTTATAGCCTCCACCTTTAGCTTTGTATTGTTTTGCAAGCATTTGTGCTTTACGTGCAGACCATTGACCTGCTTTACCACCTTTAGTTCCTGCTTTAATCTTATTAAAAAGATTCTTACGCATTGTAGGTTTAGTATAGTTACCTGCTTTGTTTACTGTTGATTTCTTTTTAGGCATCTTAGTGTAGTATTTTCTTTTCTGTAGGCATTCTAATTGTTTCTAGATAATCATCTTTTGCAAACTCGGGTTGATAGACTATCGCAGTTACTTCACCTACAATAATTAATCCATGTATATCTGCTATATACTCTGCTTCTTCAAAAGACTCTGCAAAGATATTCAATCCTGCATAGATAGTATCTCCTTCTTGATATTCAGTCAGAAATATCTTCATAATCTTCTTCCTTAATATCTATTAGTTGCTTTTCAGGCAATATAAATATACCACCATTAACATTCTGATTAATATCTAAGCGTTCTGTTTTAGAAACACCAACCCTATCAAGGATTGTTTGAGCTGCTTGTAGCTTTACATTTGCTTGAGGCATAGCAGTATCGCTGTCCATGACTTCAACAAGCTTAAAAGCTGCTTTAGGTGCTTCCCTTGCGAGGACTGTTGAGGCTAAATCGACTATTTCTTGTCTAAGACTGTTTATTACTTGGTAGTGATTTCCTGCATAGCCTGCAAGTTCAGCAGAAAGCTTTAAATCTCCTTTGGTCTCAATGAGATTATTAAGGAAAGATTCTTGTTTTTCTGTTAAATTTCTTTTAGTTGCTGTTGGTAAAGCCATAGACTGCTTATTATAGACCTGAGATTAGAATGTGTCAAGTAAAAAACAAAAGAAAGTAAATATTGCTTGACAGAGTGAGAATTAGACTGTATAATGTAATTAACCTTCCGAGGTTAAAGTATACCCCCAACCTCACCTCCCTACTATATAGGTCTATATAGATTTTTAAAGCCCTTTAACGTATCCACTGCCCGCGACCAAACCTTACTTAACACTTCAAAACCCTGTAAAATGTAGAAGCATGAGTATATATAGGGGGGGAGTGGGGTGGGCATCCTGCCCCGGGGGTCTCTCAAGCCTTGCAAAGCTTCAAAAGCTATCAAAGCTTCTAAAACTTAACAGGTTCTTGGGGAAATCCTCTCTAGCTTTCAAAGCTTTCAAGGTTTACGAAGTAAAAGAAGACTATTTAGAGCTAGTAAAATAATTCTAAGACCTCACAGAGTTAACCAAAGCTTTACAATAAAAACAAAGCCTTAGAGCCTCTAAACACTCTCAGCACTAGGGTAGGTAGGGCTCATAGTCTTTTGAAGCTTAACGGGGCTCTATGGAGCTCTCAAGAGCCTCTCAGGTTTCCAAAGACCCAACAAGTCAAACAAGCTACCGCAAAGGTAACCCCAACAAAAAAGGAGCCACTAAGGCCCCTTCTTCTTTCCTCCTTTCTTTTAGTCTTCGAACATTAAAGTAATTCT